TGGTTCCGTAGCTCAGTTGGATTAGAGCAACAGCCTTCTAAGCTGTGGGTCTTGGGTTCGAACCCCAACGGAATCACTTTCTCAAAAGTGCTTAATTACCTTATAATTAGGCTCTTTTTAAAATAAAAGACATACAGCCGTTGAATATCAACGAATAAAAAAAAACTTGTTTTCTGTCCAAATTTGGACGTATAAGCGAACATTTTTTATTCGTTTTCTAATTTTAAAAACAATGGCAACAATTAAATTAGCTTTATTAAGGCACACACAAGCGAAAGATGGCACGTATAAAATACGTATTGCCGTAGGACATAAGAATACCACGCACTACATCGTTACAAAATATAAAGTTAATAGCTTTAATGAGTTTGACAATGGTATCGTTATTCGTCTACCAAATGCCCACGAAATTAATATTAAATTACGTAACCTACTAAATGAATATGAGGAACGCCTCGACGCTATCCCTAATATCAACATATACAGTGGCAAAGAATTGCGGGATAGGTTAAAGAGTATGCACACTCGTTCGTCTGCTATTACCTTTGCTCAAATATCAAAGCAATACCAAAACGAACTATTGGAAGATGGTCGAAATGGTTATACAAGTATGCTCCGCAATTCTTTGCGTCTATTCACAGAATACAATAACGGTGATGTATATTTAAATGACATTTCAACGTCCACCATTGCAGACTTTGAACGCTATTTAAGGCGCAAAGGTCTTTCGCAAGCCTATATTAATATGACACTATCAATGACACGTACCATCATCAACCGTGCCATAAAGCAACAATTAGTAACGTATCAACTACACCCATTTACATATTGGAAACGTGCTGCCGAAGAAGAAAGAGAAATAGACATAACAGTTAGCGACTTGCAACTAATTAGAGATGCAATACCACGCCTAAAGAAACAACGTGTAGCACGTGATATATTTATGTTATCCTACTATCTCGGTGGAATTAACTTAATAGATTTACTCGCAATTGATTTTAGAGACGTAAAGGTACTCGAATACATACGCCATAAGTCTCGAAATACTAAAAGGTCAGATAAGCGAATATCTTTCACTATACAGCCCGAAGCGAAAGAAATAATAGATAAGTGGACAAATAAAAGAACAGGGCGTTTAGACTTTGGTTATAAATTCTCTTATAAAAATTTCAACCTTTATATAACACGAGCAATAAAAAGCCTTGCAAAAGATGTAGGCGTGTCGAATTGGCAAAAGGTGTGCTATTATAGCGCACGTAAATCTTTCGTCCAACACGGTTTCGACTTAGGTATACCGCTCGAAATTCTCGAATATTGTATAGGTCAATCAATGAAGAGTAACCGCCCTATATTTAACTATATGAAAATAATGCGCAAACACGCTGACAAAGCTATACGCACTATTTTAGACAACTTAAAAGAAGAGGCTACCATTTAGGCTGCCTCTTTATATTTTATTTAATCTTTGCTCCTTTCTTTGCCATTTCGCAAAGCCATTTAGATAGGTTTTTTGGCTTTACTTTAGCTATTATCTCATCTAATTCTGTATCTATCGAAATGGACACAGAACGTGCGATGTTTCTTTTCCTTAAACGAGGTACTTTGTACTCGTCTAAAATAGCGTACACCGTCTGTTCTGACGGCACGTCCGCTATCTTCATTATCTCCTTTATGGTGTGCTTTTGCGCCTTGTATAGACGCACCACCATTTTGCATTTGCTTTCGGCTGTCTTTTCCATCTTATCTCTTTGTAATCCATTCTGCTGCCTTTCGCAAGCTGTCGGCAAGTTCTTTTTTGTTTATGTTGTCTTGTATCTCTAATCTCCATTTTGGAGACTTTCTACGATACAAATACATCTTTGTATCGTCCTCACTATACTCTATACCATAGGGTTGGTTAAAACATTTGCTAGAGTGATATTTTACCACCCATTCTCCTAACTCTCGCATTACTTTTGCGAGTTCGTTAGCTGTCAGACGTGTATCGTCTAACATTGTAACTTTTTGCGTGCTATTAAAAGCACCATCTTCAAACGTTACCACAATCTTGTTTGTGGTAACGGTGAGTACCCACTTGTTAGGGTGGGTGCTGCTTTGTTGTATAATATACCTGTTCATATTTATATTTGTTTTATTTTATTTCCACTTTGTAGAAATAATCGTTACTACCTGCATCTTCATAGTAGGCAGTAATGACTACTCTAAAAGTATCTTCTTCGATATCGAAAGAAAAATCTTCTTCGATATCGCTTTCGACTTCTATCTCTTCTTTTTCTCGCCCACTATTGTAGGCAAGAAATTCGGCTGCTTCATCTGCACCGCTAACGATGCAACAGCCATTACCTTTCAATTGAGAGATAACTTGTTGTTTTATCTCTTCTTCTGTAGTTGCTGTAATAAATGTTTTGTTGATTAACATAATATTGTACAGTTGTTTCGGTGTGTCTCACCTTTTTAAAATGTTATATTTAATTCTTTCTCTATTTCGTATATCAATTCCTTATCAGCGCACAAATCAACCACACCTAACAACTCGTTTGTCATTGAGCCTGTGGGATACACGTGGTTACTAAAGCGATATTTTTTGCCGTTGTAAGTGTAGTAACGGCTTTCGCTTTTTTTGCTTTGTTGATAGTTTGCATTTTTGCTTTCTAAGAATTTTTCAAAAGCAGCTATTTTATTTTCCAACTCATCGTATTTTGCCATTCTTGCATCGTGCTCCGCCTTAAACTGTACGTATGCCTGCATTACTGGCATATTACCAAAAGTTCTGCGATAAGCTGCGTTTTTCTTCATTCTTTCGTGTCCTTGCTTACCTACTGTTTTTGTGTATTTAAGTTTGAAAGTATGTAGAGTTAAATTTTTCATATCTTTGCTACAGTTTTTATGGTGTGTCTCACCGTTCTATTTGTTTGTTTATTTATTACGATACAAAGGTAAGCATATATTTTCAATATTCAAAATAAAATGCTATTTATTTTGAATATTAAGGCGTTAAAATTTCTTAACCGCTAAAAGCCTCATCAAACATATTTATTCGATGAGGCTTTCTGTATTTATATTATTACGGCTATTTCCTTATACTATCTCTTATTCTTCGCACCACATTTCGCACGCTTGGCACTCGCTTGTAAAGGTAGTATAAAGCTATCGCAATAGCAAATAGAATACTTACACCTACTATTAGCTGCCAAAAGTCGAAAGGTTTCGACACGGCTATCTGCTCCACTTGCTTTTGCTTTTGCTTGTGCTGCTCGGTGGCGTGTACTTTCGTTCTTACTACTTTATTTGCTGTGCTGTCTTTCTGCACTGACACGCCTTTTCTATCACTCTTACGGCTTATCTTCGTTTCTTTGATACTCCTTAAGCCGTGATGTATTACAACGCTGCCATCGCCTTTGTATTCTACCATTGGCGAATTAGTATCGTGAGTAAGACAGCTTTCCTTGCCGTAATAAGGCGTGTCGAATATGTACTCTCTTACAAGCGTGGTATATTCGTCCACGTGCGATGTGTCCACGAGTGAGTATTTCACTCTTGCCTGTTCCTTTACCACTTGTGTGCTGTCAAATGTGCGCTTTACACTCTCCACCTGTACGGCTTTCTTTGTTTTACAGCTGCACAGTGTAATTAGGGTACATATCAGCACGCCCCATATTGCGCCTATTAGTCTATTCATACGCTTATACTTTTAAATTAAAACACTGTCTACGTTGGCTACCATCAGGCTTTTTATAACCCACGTGTACCCAGCGTGTGTAGCTGTTTTTCTCAATTATGATTTGGTCGTACAGATAGCCACGCTTGCTAAAACTGTACGCCATAAAACGCTCGAATACGTCCTGCTTACCATTGGCAGGAACAATGTCGGCTGCATAGCCAGCCACGTGCGCACTATTCTTTACACCGCCCACAGCCTTATTTAATTCAGGACTTCTGTAGCCACTTGACACTATCAAAGACGGTGTACCCAAATTGTATTGCTCGCAATACTTTGCCCATTCGGCACGTATCGCCTCCAGTAGCGTTATAGTCTCCGTCAGATGCACCCTAACCACTGCTGGGGGTGTGTTATCTATTCCTTTCTCTTGTGCCACCTTTGAGGCGCACAACTCTCCTATTGTAAAGTTTGCCATATTATATCATTAATATTAACATTACCACACCACCCATTATGCCAAAGAGTGCGTCCGTTAAGTCGAAGTTCTCTTTGCGTATAAAGTGGTCAATACATTCTTTTGTTATCATTACTATTGCAACGGCTGTCAATGCAGCTAATGCTCCAACGTGTAAGCGCACAATGGCTGCCACCATCATACCCACAATGAAATGTAGATACTTGTCGCTCCCAATGTCTGCCAACCGCTCAAATAGTTTGTATATCCTTTCTATCATAGTTCTTTTAAGTATAGGTATTCGACCTTGTTAAGCCGAATACCCCATTTACATTACAACACCTTATTCTCTCCCTCGTAGAACTCTACTGATGGATAGCCTTTGGCGAGTATCTTCTGTTTTAACGCTTCGTCTACTGTGCCAACTACATTTCTAAATATTAGATTCGGTTTATGCTCATCTTGCGATACATCGGGTAGTATCTTTTCAGCAACGATGTTAATATCTAAGGCGTGTTCTTTATTATTTTCCTCGAACTCAAAACACTCCACCTTGCTATCTTTAATAGTTGCTAAATAATAGTAAACATTTTTGTTTGACATGGTACTCTTGGTAATTCTTACTTTTTTAGCAACGCAACCTACGAATAATTTACTTACGTTTTGGAGAATCTCATCTTGATTGTTGTCAGATATATATCCAGCAAAATATCCTTGCGCAGTTATAGTTAAAGTGTTTACTATGGTATCATTAAATGAATTTGATATATCGCATTGTCCCATAGAAAATAAATCTAAGTCTAAATGTGGAGCATTCATACCCTCAAAGCAGCTTGTTCCCGTAGTTGTTAAATAAGGGGTACTGAAGCAAACCTTTGCAAGTTTTAACTTCTCGTTAAAATCTGGGTCTGTTTCATTTGCCCCGTTCATATACCCACCCTGAAAGATTGCCACCAAACTACCTATATCGGTTATATTCTTTAAAAAGTAATCCAAAATCAAAGGATATGACGCATCACCGCTTGTGTCTAACCCTGCCACCCACGCTGCTGCTTTCTTCTGTAGGTCGGTGTAGTGGTCGGTTTCTTTCTCAACTATTTTCTCTACCACACGAGGCTCGGGTAATTGCAATTGCAGTGCATCGCCATTGTCCTCCACAAGTTCTATATTGGTTGTGGTGGTTAGGTTCTCTTGTCTGATACCGTCTTCGGTGTAGTCGGCATCGGGGTGATTTATGACTGCTGATACTATCAACCTACCTTTGGCAAGTCCGTGATTGTCGAAGAACATTATCAGCCGCTCTCCGTCTCGCTTGCAATGGCTATATACGCCTGCTTTGCGCTCTGCCTTGTACACAGTGAAACCTCCCTCTGTCTTTGCCGTTAATGTAAAATCGGCATCAGGAAAGTTCTCTGCTACGCCATTTCTAACTACTTTCACTTCGAGAGGAAAGTCGCTTTTGTAATTGATGCGGACTACTCCTTCTTGGTGTTCTCCGCTTTGTCCTAATAATACTGTTTCCATTGTGTTTGTGTGTTAAAATGGCTGTGCCTATTCATCTCGAACTGGCAACAGCCTGAAATAAAACAATAAATAATTATACAAAACAAAATTATGAAAGTAAAAGTCCTAATATAGTGCCTACGATACCGCCTGTTAGCCATAGCACGATGCGTGTCCACTGCCAACGTGCGCTCTCCTTTACGAGTAGACGAAACGCTTCTACCATAAAGCTGACAACGCTCACTACTATTAAAGAATAGGCGCATACGTTTACCGCTGGTACGTCTGCTTTTGCAGAATCTATCGTTATAAAGAACGATATTAGTAAGCCTACTAAGGCTAATAAGATGTTACTACTGCTGAATGTTTTCATTTTCTGCCTCCTTGTTTTTAATATATTCTGCCACGAATGGCACTTTTTGAATTACTTGAGCCGACACTATAAAATATAGAATGTCGAATAGTCTGTACATACTGCTTGTTTTTAAACAACAGTTGCGACAGTTCCTAAGAATATTTATTCCGAATGCCCATATTGCCAGCAGACAGGATACGCTAACGCAAGTTGTAGCTTCTTCTTGTCTGTGAACAAAGTAGCCTATTACATAGAATGATGCTACTAAACCAAAGAACACGAGGCAGTCTCTAAAGAACACAAAGAACTTGCGCCTTTGCCATTCGCCACCGTTTATATAGTCGGCTAACACCCCAAATGCTACATTCGCAACGAACAAACAGAACATTGCGATGAGAAAGTC